TTGTAGTGAGCCCTCACGGACGTTTCCACGCTCTGTTTTCCATCGTCACCATAAGTGCCGTTCGCCACGCAGTCGGTAAAATTCTTACCAAGGTTCAAACTGTAGAAATACGAACGCACCAACAGACAATTTAGGATGCTATTGGTGATGACAGTCAACGGATGGCCAGAAACACCGACGGTCCGAGTCTGGATACAAGTGCCATTCCAATCGATGAGTGGGTTGATTAGGTCTTCAACCATCACTTCCATGACACCGAGGTCCTCCTCGGAGTAACCTCCTGCGCGAGCAATCTCGATCATTATGTGGTACGCGGCGCGGAGCCCGTTGTTAGGCTGCGCTAGATCGTACCCTTTGAAGTCGTAACCGAGGGCTTCATCGTCTTCAGTGACAAATTTCTCCATGTGGTCCATAAGTAGTTGCCACTCCTCGCTCATGCAGTTAATGCCAACAGCAATCTCACTCTGTGCTGTATGCGTCTGTAAAAATCTGACGATAGGCAGGAAGTACATGCGCACCAAGATAGTGAGGACCATAGGCCCCGCGTAGAAAACGCGAACCTTGAAACGATTTCGGTCAACCGGTTCGTCCTTCAACATAGCCGTCATCATGAACCCGCACTTGAGACCCTTCTTGTAACGGGCCAGCACGGCTTGTATTTCCTCCAGAAGTTCCGGGGTGGGTACGCGCTGTCCGTTTTCGTCTAGGGTGAAGTAGTGGGATTTCAGGGTATACTGTGGGAAGGCAGTGGAGGTGTTGAACTTGAGGGCGTCCAGAAATTTCTTCCCATGCACACCGTTGATTGCCTGATGCAAGGTTAAAACATTATGGACTCCGTGCTCTTTGGCAACCTCTATAAGAGGTCGCTTGTAGCACATCACCGCTCTGTCCTTATCTTTCTCAGGTATATCGCAAGCTCCGCGCGCCAGTTTCTCAAGGGAAGTGTTGAAGGCTTTCCAATTATCAAACGAGGTACCGTCGGCCTCTACTCCCTTCATAAGGGGAGGACCAAATGGGTCCTCGTGATCGAACGCCTCCTCAATATCCCTCCGAATGACGGAATCTCTGATCTCTGTCCGATGGGACCTGCGCACTTTAGTGCTGCCCAAAATTTCCATATTGGCCAGCTGCGTGCCGTCATCGTACTCGAC